ACGAAACCTGATCTAACGATGTCTTCGATGCCGAACTCTACGACATCAACAGAAGGCATTGTCTGCATGATCTTCATGAAGTCTAACACACCATTCTTTTCGTTGTTCTTAACGAGGTCGGACTGGGTGTAGTCTCCAGAGAAAATGATCTTACAGTTCTCACCAACACGAGTGATAATACTATCAAGTTCGTGGAAGTTAAGGTTAGAGAACTCATCAACAATAATGATACAGTCATCCATGGTGACACCACGAATGAATGATGTAGACCAGAAGGAAATAGTTTCCTGTGCCCTCAAGTTATCATACAACATTTCAAAGGCGTTGTCATCAGGCATGGTGAACATGTACTTCACCATGTTCTTGTAAGGAATCTGATAGAGGTTACTCTTATCCTCATGATCACCAGGCAAGAATCCAATCTCTCTAGTAGGAACCAGAGAGCGAACCATGTATACCTTTTGATAAGGAGAGTCCTCTGCCAATACTTCTTGCAGTGCAAGGTAAAGACTGATGAATGTCTTACCTGTACCAGCAGCACCATGCAGGACTAGGTTTTTACCCTGAGCATAGGACTCAAACACCGTCTCCTGATTGGGAGTCAGTGGTTCAATCTGCTTGAGTTGATCTAGGTTGATCGCTTTCTTTCTAGCGTGACCAGAGGTAGCACGTCTAGCGTAAGTCTTTGGTTTAGTCTTTTTTACAGGACTCATATCAAGTATAACGAGAGAGGTTTGCACCAGGGTGGTTGGATTGGATCTTAGACATTACTTCTTTGAATCCATCAGACTGTTTAGGTTTACCGTAGGTGGTGCCAGCGACACCTGCCTGCCAGTCCTTATCCCAATCAGGATTTGCTTCTTTCCATTCACAGTATTCCTTCATGGTCATTGAGAATTGTTTCTTCTCACCAGTGACCTTATTTATTACATCGTAGGTAGGCATTAGTCGTCCTCACATTTGATAGTTGAATTAACAGCGATTGTCATCAGTAAACTTTGCATCTGTTCTAGAAGTCTCCTGATCTCTTTCAGTTCGTCCTTCAGAGTTTCCTTCTTGCTCATTAATCAATCCTCAAACAGGGTTGTAAGTCATCCCAATCATCAGGACATCCACAGTCTTCCTCAGGACACCACTCTAATGCCTTAGCAACGGTGGGGAACTGACAGATGAAGTGTTGCTTACACAACTCTGCGATGAGCATGTGCTCTTTCTGTGTACCATTAGCAGTACGCAGATTTATATAATGGATCCATGACCGAACTGAGCCTGTCATGTACAATTTTGTTGGCGTGTTCAAAGGAAGCACGGCACGAGCACACTCCTTTGCAATTCCTGCTTCAAGAAGTTCTTGATACAGGTGTTGTGCTTGATAGAAATGCTCCTCAATCTTACCTTCAAAACGTGCCTTTGTCATCTCATCGATGTCATCGATACTGTTCTGTCTGTTCTTAGTGTCCTGCCTACGAAGGTCAGGGATAGGAACATCACCAAGCATGCCTGCATCAGCATAGCGTTGAGAGAACTCTTGATATGTGAACGAACGATGCCTCAAAATTTGAGGTGAAATTGCTCTGGTTGTACTGATCTCCAAGGTCATCGTTGCCTGCTCAAAGACAGACCAGTGACCATGTTTGATGCAATACGCCAGTAGTCCTGACACTTTAGGGTTGGACTGATTGTTGGGGTTGCTTACACGAGCGATGTACCCCATCATTTTCTCTGCGTCTGGTGTCACAGACACAAAACATACTTTAGTCATGATGATAGAACAAGATACGGGACATAGCATGGAGACCCCATGCTTTGAGGTAACCAATAGTAGCAAGACCAAAAAGTCCTGGCATGATCCAGTTCCATAGGAACATCAATGCTACAGGAGCAAGAAAGAATTGTACTGTATTGACTAGGACTTTCTGTCCCATTTCATAATCACTCAGTGATTTTTGTTGCGATTTAATTTCATCAAGCAGTTCTTGCTTCACGCCTTCTGCTGCTTTCTTTGGATTAAAATAAACGTTGTCACTCACTTTTTGCTACTCGTTACTTTTGCTGAACCTGAACCAGGTGGAGACCACAGTTTTGGATTGACTCTTCCTTCACACTGTTGTAGGTCAAGGAATTTGTCGCGGTACTTATCATAGTAATGATCGAAGATGTCCACTACCTTGTTAGCGATAACAATATCATACTTGGTTTCCCAATTCTCGCGTACCTGGACACTGTAGGAGACCAGATACGCTGTGTACGGTAATGCTTTATCGGTGGCAAGGTCTAGAGAACAATCCTCGTGAAGGATTTTTATCTTCATGAACGATTGCCCCAAACAATTTCAGGGAATGCTTCTTTCACTACAGCATGAGTGATACGGTAATGCTTATGCAGGTCACGGTTGAAGCAATGAACCAGAACTTCTGCTTCATCCTTGTACAGACCTTCAAGCAGTTGGATGTACATGGTTTCGATGCGAAGTTGTGGGAGGTTATCTGCACCACCCTTCACATAGTAGTACAACTTCTTTGCTTCATGCTCAAGCATGTTGTGTTCGGTACCTTGGGGTGCCTCGTTTGGTTTGTAAGGGACATCACCTTCAGGGATGCGAGTCTTAACTGACTCGTCAAAGTTAAGGATGAATAGGGTACGCAATGCCTGAGTGTTGTTTTCCTTCAGGATTTTGATCTTCGCTGCCTTTGTCTTAGCACCGTGCGCCTTCTTCAACACTTCATGAATCATCAATTTCATCATTAAAACTCCGTAATATGATCTAGTAGGTCGGAGAGACCTTTGGACATGAAATACTTGTACATAGAACCACGCGGGGATGGTTCAATTATTTCGTATGTATTTAGTATACTACGCGAAACGTCTTCTGGGATACAATCGAAGTCGATCAGCATCCTATTGCGTTCGTAGTTCTTGATAGTCTCCTCACTACAGAATTCTTCTGGTGAGAGTTGAGACCAGTTGGCAATCTTTGCCTTGCCAAGGGGACGTTGACGTTTACCTGATGCAAAGGTGTCGTCAGAGGATAGGACGTTGGGGATACCATCAGAGCGATCACCCTTAAGGATATGCTCTGCCACATACTGATGTGGATCATCCGTCTCTACAAATTTCTTTTGGATAGGGTTGTACTGATAGACAAACTTAAACTTCTGCAGTTGCATGAAGTCTTTATCACCACTCAGGATCAATACCTTCTGTGGTGGTTGCATGTTGTTCATCAGACGGATGTTCCTATACCCCTGGTCCTTACAAAGGACAGCGATGACATCATCTGCTTCTGCACCATCAACATCAATGACTTTGTATGGCATATGTTCTTTGATCTCGGACTTGATATTGTTCAAGACCTCAAAGATTGTATGCCAGTCATGCTGTGATCTCTCACGATCTTTCTTTCGTGTTGCCTTGTAGTGTTGGAACTTCTTCCGACGCCAGTAATGCTTACTATCATAACAAAGAACAAGTTCGCCATACTCTTTCCCAAACTTGTTACGGTAGGACCGCAGTGAGTTCAGGACCATATGGCGAACCAGGTCTTCTTGGATCGTGTTGTTGTATAGAGTCGAAACCATCAGGTTGCTGATGCAAACCTGATTCATATCAATGAGAATCATCAGACCTCAATCATCTTCATCATCAAGTATATCATCTTCGTCGCTGAATCGCAAGTACAACAGTTCACCTGGATCTACTGTACCGTTTTCATCATACATCTCAGGATGCATAACGACCGCCGCGTATTCTGCACGTTCCTTCCATTCATCAAAAGTCCCCTTGAGATTCCATGATGTCATGAAACCCAAGAGGAATGCTCCGATGGTGAGGAAGAAAGCGACGTAAAGAAATGATGTTTCACCCATGGTGCTCTCTCCTTTGTACGGTCTTAAAGTTATTTAGCGCGTTTCTTTTTATTCTTGGACCCAGGTTTCCGACCAGGTTTACGCTCATGATGATACCTCCATGCATCTTCTAGGATACTATACAGGTAGTCCTTGATCTTTCGTGCCTTTGGTTTGGGAATGTGTCCGTATGCTTCCTTGAGTGCTTTGTCGCCACCTTTGATGTACCCTGCCAGTTCTTCAACCGTATCACTCACCTCTGCCGCAACACTAGATTCAATAAACTTATCTGTGTCACGACGAGTCCACTTGTTGTTCTTCAAGTAGGTGTACATGTTGAAAAGGAAACGACCGTTAAGCATCGCTTCATCTAGTGCACGGTCAACAATAGTGAACAGTTCGTCGGTGTCAACGGTCTTCGTCATCACAGGAAGTTGCCCTCCTTGAGGTATGAGACGGTCTCAGTGCAACCACCAGTACGTTTACCACCGATGATTACCTGTGGGAAGGTGGCACCAGGTCCGAACTCTTTGTAGAACTGTTCGCGTGTGAACTGTGCATTCAGACTGTACTTGGTGTAAGGCCATCCTTTCATGCGAAATACTTCTTCGATCTTATTGCAGTAAGGACAACCTGCCCTTGTATAGATCATTGCTGCGCCAGGTGTTGCCATAGTAATCAATTAATTTACTTCTATGTATCGTAACAAAGTTAATAAGCGTCGTCAACAAATGATTGACACACTTTGGGATTCTTTTTACACCATGCTCTGACGTATGAATCAGCGTCAACCTCCATGGTGTGATGAGCATGGTTATGAATCATGCCTACGAGGATCAGGAATCCAATCAGCATCACATTGAGATGTGTCACTGGATGCTTCAGGGCACGACTGATATATGATCTCATGAAAAAAGGGGTCCGTAGACCCCCGAATCATAGCACGATATTATCAGAACGACCAGGTTGCACCAACCTTAGTTCCGTAACCGTTGTCGGCATCATCGATACCACCAGCGAATGCGAATTCACCATAGATGGAAAGTGCTTCAGTAGCAGAAACGCTTGCACCAACCTTACCAGAAAGAACGGTGTCGCTCTCGCCACCGTCAACGGAGACGAAACTAGGACCAACCTGAGCATAGTAACCAACCGAACCGATTTCGCCAGCATAGCCAACGTGAGCGTCGGTAGTTGTACCCGTGTAGTCGGAGCCCGTGAAACCAGAGTTCGCTTCTACGTTAACGTAGGGTCCTGCAAAAGCAGCACCAGCGAACAGAGGAGCAGCAGCGGCGGCTGCAAGGATAGATTTGATCATTTGTTTTTTACCTTTTGTTTACTTGCGGAGTGTTTACCCGCAGATGATAGCAGACTCGACATGTCTGCGTCAACTGTCACATGAAGATAGTGTGCCAGTTGTAATAGTTCGTAACGTGTGGGTCACGAACGAGTATTTATACTATCAGAGAAGTCAGTAATCTGTCAAGTGTGCCAGTTTACTTTCTGGTTTTCCGAAGATGATCCATCATCATCTCCTTGTCCTCTTCGCTGAGAGTAACCTCATCTGCTTCGGGATCTGGATCTGGTGCTGGGTTTGGTTCCAGCACGGGGATGAACTCATCCCTTCCAGGAGTATAGTTGATTCTCTGCAATTCGCCAAGGGGGGAGCGCCAGTATTTCTGAAGTTTTTTCAGCATTTTCTTGCGACCCTTGGGATCATTAGGATATTTCTTGAGAACTTTCTGAATCTGCTTCAGTTCTCGTGTGGATTTTGCGAGCGATCTCTCGGCACGTAGTTCTTTAGGGTCCTTTCCAAAACCTTCTGACATAATTAGTAACCTTCTCTGTGTGAGTTGTTCACGAATGTGTTGCTCCAAGCAGCGATGTCAGCGGACACCTCGTACTTGGTTTCGGCAGTCGTGGATTCGGGATCGGTTGAAGCGATGCGGATACGGAACCTAATCCTATCTGCAAACTTATCGCTACACCAGTACCAGACCTTCGAGTCTTTATTGTGTGACTCCTGATAGATTGCCTCAAGAGGAGTTCTCTGAGGAATCTGAGTCCTGTAATTTCTACGGTCTGATCTACCATTATCGTATATAGGTGACTCTTCGTCAAGGTTACCTTGTACTCTTGAATGGTATCTCCACTCCTTAGGCATCTTAAACCCTGACTCCTGGTCAGGATAGAAGGGAGAGTTAGCAGGGTTCTCTTCCTCTTTGTCACGTACAGGTGGGTAGGTCAATTCAAATGTCTGACCAGCAGAGTATCCAGTACCAGCATCCAAGATCTCTACGATCTCACACCATACAATCTGACGTTCATACTTACGTGTGTTTCTTGATGCACCATACTGATCATCCTCAGTTGATTTGATGTTGAGAGACACAGGCATAAACATCACACGGACCTTTGCATCACCTAGAGGACAAGACTCATCCCTCAAGTAATAGTCATGGAACCATGCGTCAGGGTGGAAGTTAGTGTATACCTGTGGGGATGAATCAGCACCCTCAATGTATCCTGCTTCCCTGATTGTTTCCCACACCTCATAAAGGTCATGGTCACCGTAACTACCTGCTTGGTTACCACTCGTAACCTCACCGCTTGACTCTGATGCGAGGGTGTCTGGTTGGTCTGCCCACCATCCAAACAGTCCACGGTCATGCGTGAGGTGGTAGCGGAATTCGGGATCGTCATCATCAGGATTACGTTCAGGCATTGCCTTCTGTTCAATCCTAGACACAGGGAATGATGGGAATTTAAGAATGCGTCGGACGTTGGACGGTACACCACTACGATACTGCGGACCAGTGTCACCGAATGATACTAGGAATCCACCGTAACCAAATACTTTCTTGACACCTTTGTTTCCTAGTCCTCTATTGTCTTCGTTGTATGGAATCCTACGATCAATAGAATCAGGTTCCTCAATGATGATACCACCGTAACGATTGTCGTTCGGTTGACTGCTGTTGTCACCATAGAACCATGAGTCCATGGACCATCCATCATTGCCAGTCCCGTCCTCATCAGGACCGATGGTTGAGGTCTCAGGTACCTCATTCCGTGCGCTGTTACGCCACACGGGACACATCACATAGTCATCACTGTCACTGTTACCCACACCAGAACCATTACCACCGTTAGATCTTCTTCCACTGAAGTAAGACCAGACGAGTTCTTCATTCTTACGGTTGCCCTTCCTATCGTATAGAGCATCCATATTGAAACCAATGGCGCTACCACCAACCACTCCCTCGTCAGTGTTGACAGAAGTTGCAGGTGTGTAGTTGTCTGTCTGACTCATACTGCCCAAGTTAATGGTGAAGTTATGGTCAAAGTATTGTTCATCGTTATCGTACAGTGCCAGTTTAACCTGGTTCATTGACTGGAAGTTTGCCTTGTGGATGTCAACCACAGTCAACCTGAGTTTATCTTTTCTGTATACCTGTAGGTTGTCTTGGAAGATGTGACCGACGTGTGGCCATCTCTTCATGTGGAACTTCTCTTCCCAGATCTGAGTCCATGAACCACCCTGAGGTTTTCTCTCAAGTCTAAGAGTGAACCTCATACACTCACCCATGGTGCTGGATGTGATAGAACCAAACGCCATGATCTTAAAGTTGCCATTGGCAATGACCTGCAAGGTCTGACGCTTGTTAATCTTTGTCTGATACTTACCAGTACATTTACCACACTCATACTCCATGCCACCATCCTTGTCTGGCATCTCCATGGACCCACACTTGGTTCTAATGACAGTTACGTCCTTGAATGTACCTGCGAACTTACGAGGGTCACAGGGCGTCCTCTGGACGTTAGGGAGCAACACCTTGGGTGGGTTGGGATCACGATACACGTAGCACTGGATGCCCTCATAGAGGTATCCAGAACCATTCCATGCCAAGTTGTACAAGACCTTGAAGTCATCGTAGTCTTCATCACCATCGAGAAGATCTTCCCACCACTGGTATCTACCTTGTAGTCTAGTGAAGTCTTTGTCCTTCCAGTTCAGTCTGGCATCAGAGAACATTGCCAAGTCCTGCTCTGCACTGTCGAGATTAGTTCTCCATCCACCATTGTTACTGGTCTCAGAGAAGGAGACAGTATCACCATCACTCACACTGTTCTGATCGTTACCGTCAGGAACAATAAAGAATCCTAGGTACCCACCAGCATACTCCTTGAGTTTATCCAATGGGATTCTCATGACACCTAGACCTGCTGAGTTGGTGCCGTCTGCTTTGATGATCTTACCGTAGGACGGTTCGGGAGGAGCGTTGTTAACGCCCTGTGAGGGTGCCTGAGCGAGGTAATAACCCCAACAGTTCTCATACCCTGCAGCACCCTTGTGGATGTCGTAGAAGATGAACAGAGAGGTCTTAGGATTGTATGGCAGCGGATAGATCTGATACTTCTTAATGATCTGCGGTGGTCCGAACTGATCATTGATGTCATACCTATGGTCCTTGTCAACTAGGTTACCGTAAGCGTTGTAATACCTATGCAGTGCTGCAATCTCTTCATCCTCACCGATGTAAGGAATAGATTTGTTCTTATCTTGGAATACATAACCCAAGATCTGACCCTGCCCCATGCCAGCAGAGTCCATCGTTGAACGTTCACCGTCTCCTGGGGAGTCAGGTGCACCTGGGTTTGTAGTCAGGAAGGTATCAATAGTAGAACTTGAATAGAATGAGTAGAGAGGAACAGAATTTCTCTCATGATTCTTAAGGATATAGAAAGCAGGTTTCGCATTCGTCAGTGTATATCCTGCGGGTGCATTGGGTTCAAGGTGATATGCGTGGTTGATTCCTTGACCACCAGATGTAATCTCAATCTCAACATCTAAATTCTTTCCATACTTAGGTGTGTTTGAGATCGTAGATGTAAATACCTGCCCAACAGTCAGACTACTGGTGTTAGGTGTGGATACAACTCTCCACTCAGAGTCCATGTCACCATCACTGGTGTCACCTCTACCCTCGATAGTAAATCCATTGAAGGAGTGTGAGATGGTTTGACCATTGCTCTGGAAATACTGAGCACCGTTCTCCATCTTCTGCCACCTACCATTCCAAGATCCATCGGACTTGGATGTCATAACAGATTTGTTGTGGTTACCTGGTCCCATGAACACACGTAGCACAGGGATACCAACCTCGCTACCACTGGTCAGAGTGCTCTCGTAGACAGGGATCCTGTCAGGAAAGCAGTTCTTAATACATATGAATTCTAGGTCAGCATTCCAACCACGGGGTACATAGGACTCACAGTCGCCCCTAGGGGGTTTCCAGGTGCCTGTAGCGTATGGTCTGAACAAACACTCCAAGGTCTGCTCAACACAGATCTCCCACTCCTCGTTAGGTTCACCTGTTCCTTCATCACAAATTAATATTTCTCCTGTCTCTAAATCTTTGAACTCGTTTGCTCGTGTTGTTGCTACAACAGTACCATTAATTAAACCCACACGGATCCTTTCACAGTCACCATCAACGTCATAGTGTGGCCAACCTGGTTTACCTGGGTCGGGAACTTGCAGTTTAATTGTTGGACCCTGCTTACACACGAGTCCATTCGCCAGGTCAGGGAAGAAGTCACACATCCATGACCAACCTGGGTCTAAGTCAATCTTAAATGAAGGGGGTGGGTCAATAGGTCTGACCTCAGGGAGAGTCACGGGTGCTACATCTGGATAGCATCGACCAATGATCTCCTTGATAACTTCATTGGGAGTTAGTTCTGGTTCTGGTTCTGGTTCATCAAAGTCATCAGGTGCCAGGTCACCACGGGACGGTGGTAAGGGAAGTTCATCGTCTTCATCATAACAACGTCCCTTTTCATCTAGTTCACCTTGAGTTACCTCATTACCTGTCGGTGTGTTGGCAGGCGGTGGCGGTGGTTCAAATTCCTTTGCAGGGTTTGAACCATCATTCGCTGGGTTCGGTTGTAGATTTAGATCATCGTCATCACCGTAACAATGAGGACCGCCACTGTTAGTCATTCAACCAAAAGTTCTTTACATCTTATTTAGATAGTCTTTTTCAGTCTGGTATGGGACAGACCCACCAGACCATATCTTATACCCTTCCACTATCTCAGGTAACAACCATTGATCCACCCGATAACAATACTTCCAGTTGACTGGTTGGATGCAGTTCATCACAACCACTTGCCAGAATGCAACCAGGTGGATCAAAAGTGTTTTCACTTAATGTACCCGTTCTCTCGCAACCACTCACCAGTCTTGGGAGTGGGAGGATACACCTTCCACATCTCACCAGCAGCACATGCTTGCAGTGCTTGCATAGTCATCTTCTCAGTACGACCTGCCCATCCTGCTTCTGCTTCCCAAGGCACAGCACTCTGAGGATAGGTACGCTCTGCCATGACACGCCAGATCATAGGCACATCATCTTCAGGTTTGATGATAGCAATCATGCTGTTCTCAATGGTGCCTGCCATACAATCCTGTGCAGCATGCCATCCTTCATGACGCATCACTTGCATCAGAATGTGTGGTTCATCCATGTACTTCCTGTTCAGGAAGAAATTATTACTTACAGTATGGTAGACCCCACGATGTCCTAGTGGGAAATACTTCTCATCAGCAAGGTATACTTTGATTCCAATTTGATTGAGTGTCATCAACATAGTATTGAACTCTGCTGATACAAATGTGAATCTTTCAGGGTCCTCATAGTTAGTGGACACATCGAGAAGACTAAACACCTCCTCTACATCATCTGTGCACTCACGTAGAAGCATACACCCCATGGCATCCATGGAGTGATAACCCTTTGTGATTTTCTTGGACTGGTCTTGGGCGGAATGGGCAGGTAGGACAACCGCTGCCGCAGCAACCGCAATTATAAATTTCCACATAAAAATAGGG